TCGGCTATGTTGGTTGCCTTCTCGGCATCGCCTAATACACGCCGCACAAATTTCGATTCGTCGGCGCCGAACATCTCCGCTGCATACCGCATGGCCTCGCCACCGCGTTGCCTTGCCACCTCGCTGTCGGTGCCGCCGCCGGCTTCGAGGAAAGCGTTCTCGTCGGCCTTGAGCGCCGCATAGAGCTTTTCAAACAACCCTTCTACGCCCTTGCTCATCTTGGTGGGGTCTGTTTTCGCCATGTCGGCTTCGTCAAAGATGCCCTGGCGTACTACCTGTAGGGTGGTGTAGTTGTCTATCGCAGATGCTTCTTCGAGCGCATTCTCGAGCGCCGCCCTGCCTGTCGTACCCGACTTCTGGCGCTTCATTATGTTCGAGTTCAGTATCTCACTTATTGCCGTATCGGTGTTGGTCATATCGGGCAGCACGCTGGGGTCGATGACCTCTTCAAATCCCTCGTAGAGCCCGGTGCGGGTGCCTCGGCGTTGCTGCTGGGTGGCTGTGACCGCATCGCGTAGCATACTGCCCACTTCTTCTCGGGAACGCCGCGTAGCCGTTGGTCCCTCGCCGGGTAGCCATTCGCCGATCTTGTCCATTGCGTTGGCGATCTCTTCTCTAAACGGTATGTCTACTTGATCGCGTATCGTCGCCCCATATTGATCATCCTCGCGTAGTCGCTGCGCCCAGGCGGGCATCATATCGCCCGATACCGTAGCCTCTAAGGGGGCGGTGCCGGCCAGGTTGGTCTCTAAGTCTGCGTCGAACCGTGCAACATCCTCGCTCAACTTTTGAAACCCGGGCGCTTGCACGCTCTCGCGTAGTGGTCCCTTCAACGCTTTCGACGCCACCGCGCCACCCGCCTCGCCTAAGAGGCTGGTGCCGCCTTCGATGGCCGTCTGCCCGAGGTCGTAGTCTCTCTTAGACCCGAACTGCTGGGCCACCTTCTGGCGTATTGCATCGCCGGCCATACCACCCGCTACCGCGCCGGCGCCACCGGATATAGGTCCACCGCCGGCCAATCCACCTAAGATCGACAGGATCGTCGCCGGCGCCTCACCGCCCAAATCTGCTACATCGCCCGGGAAGTCAAACCCCGCGGGATCCACCGGCGTCTGCCCCTGTGGCGTCTGGTAGACCACCTCGTCGCCCTTAATAGATGCCGGCACCCCCTGTTCCTGGTATATCTGCGCTTCGCTTAATGGATCGCTGGCGAAGCCGGCCTGTAGGCGCTGTAGGAACGTAGGCGGCTTGGGACCAGCTTTCCATACCTCTACAACCGCTGGTTTGCCAGCGCCGGCAATAAGCCTATCTAACGCTGATGAATCGCCGAGCTGCTGAAGCTGTGTATACGCCTGGTGTACCTCGTTGTAGGTTGGCCTACCCCCCGAATAGCGTCCCATTACCGGCCCCTCCGGCGATATACGCCTGTCCCTGGCGCCATTCGATTAGGTTCATATCCCTCGAGAAAACTCAGAATTTCTGCATGTGTGCTACCAGAGCCTGTGGGCGATTGCTCAAGCGCTTGGCTATTTTTAAGGATTTCGTCAAAGCGATCTAAGTTCACTGTGTAATCCATAACTATATTTCGTGCGTCGAGATTTTCTCGCCCGGCAATTGCGGTATAGTTATCAGCGATGTTTGCATACGCCGGCAGCCTCGCATCGTATAGGTTCTTGGCTTGAGATAGAAATATTGGTCGATTTACCGTCAGCCGCTGACCATCCCAAAACCGACCAATTATATTTTGCACTTTATCGGGCAATGCCCCCGCTTGTTCAACCTGGGCAAATTCACTCTCGCGCACCGTAGATGTGGGATCGAGCATCTTCATAAATGCGAAGATCAACGATAGATCTGATGCGGCTGTTGGATTTTCCGCACCGGCCATTATCGTGTTGAACGAGTCGCCCACGGCGCGAAAGTTTTTAGTCAATGCGTTAAAGTCTTTAGCTAATGCCCTCTCGGCAGACATCCTATCTTTTTGCGACAATTGGTTCAGGTTCGCTGTTTTGTCTTGGAAGATTTTCATCTTTAAATCCAAGTCAGCCGCTTCCAGAAATTGTTTGTTCAGCGCCTGTTGATTATCCCACGCTTGCTGTTGAGCCGCACTCTGCGCTGCTGCCCTGGCTGCTATCTGTTCGTTTTGTGCCGCGCTGAACGCCGCTTGCCCCACATCGGACAACCCACCTGGCGCTACGCTGCCGCCCATCGTAATGTCTGCCGGGCTCACTCTGAGATCAGATGCGATAGGTGGTGTCTGCTGCGGCATAAATCGGCTGGGATCGGTGCGGCCAGCTCTGCCGCCCGTAGTAACCGGTGCCGACAACTTAGGCGCGATGGTGCTGGTCTGCGGTAGGGTCGAACCCGCACCGAGGGTGGCGCCGCGGGTGATGTCATCGGCTAACTGCCGTGAATCCATCTGCCCTTGGACGTTCAGCTTTTGCAAATCACGCAGCTTCTTGGCATCGTATAAGCCATATGCCTGTGACGCGAGGCCGGCGGCATCGCCAATCCTCGACAGCAGCGTAGTGCCGAACCCGGGGTCGAGCTTGGGCTGCACCATCTCCACGGATGGGTTGCCACCAAACGCTTGCCGTAGGTTGGCTTGTGCCATTATTTTTCGGTTTTCTTCTTCGGCCTTGTTCATAGCATCTTTAGCGTCATTGCGGCCCAATAAGCCGCTGCCGAGCTTGGCTAAAGTAGATGCAATTGATAAAGATAGGCCGGGGTTAGCGGCGATGAATGCGGGTATAACCATTGTTGTTACCTATTACCTTATTGGTCCCTTACGGGGGTTTGCGCTTCCTTTTTGTTCTACTACGATATGTTCTCCTGCTCTACGGTTTACCTCCCCCATCGGGGATTTCGCTTCACGATCAAACTCGCCTGTAGATTCATTAAATGCACTCGAAGGACCGGTTATTATTCGACCATCGGGGTAAGTCACTCGTATCTGACGAGCCCCATTTAGATAAGGGGTGTCATCGAGTACGACAACGCCACCATTTTCCCGTGTTGGGATTTCAACCGGCTCATCTGTAGTTGTTCGCGTTACGTTTCCAAATGCCTCGGTTAACGCGGGATCATCTAACCGTTCCAATAGATATTCAACCAAACCATCAGCGCGGCCTTCAAGGTTTTTGTCGCCCGCCGCCAGTATCTGGTCTATAGAGCGATCCGCCAAGTCGCGTGTTTGAGCAGTCTCAGCCCGCGTGTCGGCGTTACGCGCCAGCGTTGCTTCCAGTGTACTCCGCACCGTAGGATCGGATCCCTCGCCGCCCACCTCGCCAAACAGCGCCGCATCTTGAGCCTGGCCCGCCCGCCTATCAGCAGACCTCGCAAACTGACGGTTTAGGGATGCCGTAGTTAGATCGTCAGCCATCGCTTCACGCTGGCTCTCTGCGGTCAATAGATCACTGGTTAATCCTCGCTCGGCTCGTTCATCCGCCGTACCAGCCAACCTTCGGTTTGTCCGGTCTGTTGCCAATCCCGACTGTGTTGTCATCGCCGCCCGGGTATCCGCTCGACCCGCTAATTTTCTGTTTAAAGCCGCCGTAGTTAGATCGTCGGCCATAGCCCCCCGCTGGCTCTCTGCGGTCAGTAGATCGCTTGTTATTCCCCGCTCGGCTCTATCATCTGCCGCACCAGCCAATGTATCTTCGTCTTTATACAGTCCAGTTAATCCAGCTTCGGTCACTTCTCGATTAAATTTATCCAACTCGCCCTGGCGCGTTGTTCGCACCGTAGGATCGGACCCTACGCCGCTTACTTCACCAAATAGATCGGCCTCTAAGACCTGGCCCGCCCGCCTATCCGCAGACGTAGCAAACTGACGGTTTAGCGCCGCCGTAGTTAGATCATCGAGCATCGCTGCACGTTGGCTCTCTGCGGTCAATAGATCGCTGGCCAATCCGCGCTCACCCAATGTGTCTTCGCCTCGGAACTGTCCCGTCAGGCCGGCCTCGGCCACCTGTCGATTGAACCTGTCCAACTCACCCTGGCGTGTGGGCGCCCTATCGTAGACCCCCGTCACATCGGCTTCTGCTAACTCGCGCTGCAACCGATTCGTCAGCTCACTCTCACGCAACGCCCTCTCGGCCCTATCCTCTGTTGTCTCAAACTGTTGACCCGCCAATGTCTTTCGCATGGTTGGATCAGATCCCGAACCGGCTATTTCACCAAACAGATCCGCTTCCATCACCTGGCCCGCTCGTCTATCCGCAGACCGTGCCAACTCGCGCTCTAAGGTTCCAGATAAGACCGACTCGTCAAGCTGCTGCCGAGCCATTGTATCCTCGCCTTCAAACGTCCCTGTCAATCCCGCCCGAGCCAATGCTTGGTTAAAGGCGTCCATCTCGGCGCCGCGGGTCTGCCGCGCTGGTGCCGAACCTTGGCCGGCTACCTCGCCAAACAACTCCGCTTCTTGTGCCTGGCGTTGTAGTAGGCGATTCTGCTGTGCGCTGAGTAGATCGTCGGTCAGGGCGCGACCCTGTAGGGTGCTAATACCATCATACTGACCCGTCAGTTGTGCCTCGGCCAGCGCATCGGCAAAAGACTGTCGCGTCTGCCGTGCTGGTGCCGAGCCACGCCCGGCGACCTCGCCAAACAGATCGCCCTGCAAGGCTTCCTCGGCGCGTAGGTCGCCGCGTTGTGCGAGGCGCCGCTGTAGCTCTTGGTTGAGTATGTCTTGCTCTGCTGACTGACCGGTAAGGGTCTGCCGCGCCGGCGCCGAGCCGCGCCCGGCGACCTCTCCAAACAACTCGCTCTGTATACCCTCTTCAGCGCGTAGATCGGCCCGGGTGGCCAACCCCTCGCCAAAACGCGACTGCCTAACCCCTTCCTCGAAGCGTTCGCGCTGTGTGGGCTCTGTCTGCGTCAGCAGCCGCGCCAGCGTCCTGTCGGCAACATCTTGCTGTAGGTTGGCTGCATCGAACTGAAGGCCCGCCTGGGCCATCCTCGCCGGCAGCGTAGCCTCGCCGCGGATCGCGCCGGTCAACTGCGACTCAGCAAAATCCCGATTATCTATCATGCCCTGGCGCCCCAGCGCATCACTGATGGCAGCCCGCTGTAGGTCTTGCTCGGCCAGCCCTATCGCATCGCGCCGCTGCTGGAACGGTAGCGTATCGGCTATGGCCTGGCGCCGTAGCCCTTGCTCGGCTATCGCCCTATCGTCCCGCTGACCCGCTAACCCCGCAACATCGCTGATGGCGCCGCGCTGTAGCGCTTGCTCGGCGGCTGTGCGCTGGTCGCGCTGCCCGGCCAAACCCGCCACATCGCCAATAGCGGCCCGCGCCAGCTCTTCGTTAGCCAACCCTAACTGGTCGCGCCTACCCTGGTAGCCCAGCGCATCGGCAATAGCTTGCGACTGTAGGTCGAAGCCCATAGCGTCAACGTCGAGCAGTTGCTGGTCGCGCCCCCGGGTCAGCTCGTTAAATACATCGGCGGTGTCGCCGCCGCGTAATACGCCGAGGCGATTGAGATATTCGCGCCCCTCGTCCATCGAAGTGCCGTAGCGCTCTTCAACGCGGGCGCGTTGTGCGGCCAGCATGGGGTTCTCGCCCCCGAGTAGCCTGTCGCGTATAACGTCTTCGGCGCTCATCGCCAGGTTGCGGCCAATGGTGCCGTCTGCGTTAGTCCGAACACCTTCGATGTCTACGCCCGAGCCCCCTTCTTGCATACGCGCCAACGCTGCCGCCTCTGCTGCGACTAAGCCGGTATTTGCACCCAAGAGGCTGTCGTTAGTCATTCGATCCAATGCCCGGCGCTCGGCAGCGTCGAGACCCGCCGAGCCACCCAGGAAGTTGTCTTGCTGTAGGCGCTCAAGCGCTTGGGCCTCGGCCTCGTTGGTTAGGGCCGACTGTGGATCCAAGAACTGGCCGCCGGTAAGGCGATCTGTCAGGCGGGTGTCTATCGCCTGTTCCATCGTAGACATTTCCCGCGCTGGGATATTCGTCTTAGTCAGGTCAGGCAAGATCAAGTCCGTGACCGCACTCTTACCCGCCGCTTCGGCCTGGTTGGATAACTCGGCCAAAAGCGCTTGCTGGTTACGCCGTAGCTCGTCGTTAGACTGAAGGTCAAGCGCCGCCGTATCGGCCAATTGTTCGTTGATCGCTGTATTTAATCCGGTGTTTTGGTTAGCCGTTAGCCCACCTACGCCGGCCACTACGTTAGCCGCGCCGGTAACCGCTGGCGCCGCTTGTTCTATTGCTGCCGTCGAGTCTTGTATCGTCGGCGCTGCTTGCTGGGCAGCTAACGCCGCCGCAGCGTCTGCCTCGCGCTTGGAGCGGGCTGCGGCCTCGGCTTGTGCTGCTCGTTCCCGCGCCTGTTGCTCTTGTCGCACCCGCTGTAGCTGTGTGTTGGGGTCAGCGTCTTGGGCGGTACCTAAGAGCTGGGCATATTCACCGCCGCCCAGAAAGGTGTTCATCTGATCTTGTGTGCTTTGCGACAACTCGTTGAGCGATAGCCCGCCGCTGGTGCGATAATTCAATAAATTAGCACCCCCATGAAATGCCATTGGATTGCTGCGTATGGCTTCCATGACTTCGCTTAAATTAGCAGCCTCTTGTTGCCTTCGAGCATCCTCCGCTGCCGCCGCCGCCGCCGCCGCAGCTTTTGCCTCTTGCTCCCTTCGAGTAGCCTCCGCTGCCTCTTGTTCCCTTCGAGCAATCGCCGCTGCCCCTTCTTCAGTTGATACACCTTGGGTATAAGGCCCAACAGCCGGTGCCGGTGGGGGCGGTGCGCTTTGGTCAGGTCGTTGGCTTTGGTCAAGATTCATCCGTTCCCCTACCGCATCCGCCGTAGAGGTCAGATAAGACGGCGTAAAACCGCCCATAGTACCAGTTGTCTGGTCTAAAGCACTAAAGACATCGTCCATCGAAGTCTGAGCGCCAGGCGTTGCTTTCTTAAATGCACTAACCGCTCCACTTAACTGGTCTGCTGATTCAAAAAACGCATCAAAAGCCGATTTCTTCTTTTTAGGTGAACCTATAGTTAGTGCCATTTAGAGCTGCCCCGCTTTTTGTTTCCTATGTCGCCCTATCACCGTGTATTGCAGATGGGTGCGACGAACGCGATAGGGTTGGTTGATCGTATTGTTGGTAAAAGTCAAGCTGCTATGGGGGTCGTAGCCCCGTAGATCGGTGTCTTTCGATACCATGCGAACCGTGCCGAGGGCGTCCGTGCCAAGCGTAAAGGTATCGAGGGCGCCGCCGCCGGTGATGGTCTCCAGAGTGCCGCTATGGACGCCCACGCCCTGGCTCTCCTGGTCCACTGTCAGCGTATAGGCGCCCAGCGCATCGAAATACGTTTTGGCGTATAGCCAGCGTAGGTCAACGTCAGATCCGAACGGTGCGATGGCCGAGGTCTCGAAATAGCTGCCGTAGGCCGCGCCGCCATCGTTATAGGTATTACCCGGCGCATGGTCGAAGACAAGACCATCATAGTCGCCGGCATGGGGCTTGTTGTCGATGATCGCCGCGCAGTTGCGCTCGAAGCTGCTGCCGTTCTCATACGGCCCATACCACGCCATACGGGTCTCGCCCGTCGAGGCGTCTTGATACAGATGCTTGGTCGATAGGATCATAACGTGGTTGAACTTGGTCTGCCCGGTGCCATACGCCAGGAAGAACCATACCTCGTCCTCGGTGGCGTAATAGATCGCAAAAGACTCGGCCAGCCTACTTGCCACCAGGCTATCCCAATAGCCCTCGTCCAGCGCGTAGCTCACCTTGTCTATCGTATCGCCACCACCCCACATATAGATGCCGTCTTCGAGCGGGAAGACCTGTATGTTGCCGGGTAGTACTACTACCGCCCTGCCCGAGATCGTGCCGCCTCGCTGCGGGTTGCGCGGGTCCGAGCTGGTGCGTTGCTGCCGCTGGTAGGGTATCGTCGCGTTGCCGGTAGGTATGAGGGTGTATATCGCATCCTCGGTATGGACCGAGAGCGCGTTCTGCATCGGCACAATGGCCGTAATCGGCGCCCCAAAGTTATAGAAGCTCGTACTACCCCAGGTCTCGGGGTCGCCGGCATCGCTATACCAGAGCCTGTCGCTGTTGGCATTGGTGTTGCCCAACCATACCCGGTTGTCCCAATAGCCTACATGGGAAGCGGTGGTGAACCGGCTGTCTACGTCTAACGCCGTCACGTTGCCGGTCCCGGTCCATTTGATAGGCGCGTCTACGCCGTTGGTGAGAATGAGCTTTTGAAAGCCCCGCACCCACTCGAACGTGTTATCGTCGCCGGCGGTGATCGTGACCGAGCCGGTGCGGTCTGTCCAGCCACTGTCATACTCATAGAATACGGCACCGGCCACGGCGAAGACCTTCGCCGCACCCCCGGGTATCTGGAACTCACCCAGCGCGGTGAAGGTAGGGCTGCCGCTGATAGCCGATTGGCTTTTGTAGCTGGCAGTACCCAAGCGCCGCTCTACCGCCGCCGCCGCATTAAGCCGCGTATTAGACATCTTACGCAGCCCGTTAGGCGTAATATCTTCGGGCGGTAGGTCGTAGCGCACCCCCTGCGACCAGGGTCCGTATTTAATAGTCTCGGCTTGTATCGCCATTGTATTAACTCGCTACTACCAGCGTACTATCAACGACGATCTCAAAGGGCTGCCGGCTCGACGGCGGTGCCGCGGGATAGGTCCGGTTGCCTTGCATATGTAGGTTTTGACGCAACGCCAGATCGACTACGCGCCCCAGCTCCGCCGCTTCACGCGCAGCCCCTTGATCGTCTGCTTTTTCCTGTAGGTATAACTTGGTTGCCCCGTAGACTACGGCACTCTCGAGGATCTGCGGCAGACCGAGCGCCAGCAGGGTCGAGGTGTCGTTGCCACTGGGCCACGCCGTCATAGCGATGCGGTAGCGCACCCTTATGGTCTCGTTGGTCGTATCGGGCACCCGCCATAGCTCTACCTCGGGATAGCCGGTGGTCGTATCGACGCCGCCGACCATCACCGCCTCTACTGAACCCGTATCCGAGTAGTCTTCGCTCAACAAATCATACTCGTTAGGGCCGACGATACGCAGCGGGTGTTCGTTGGTCTGATCGTAGAAGCTATACCAGCTTCCTACGCCGCTTGAGATAGGCGTATAGATCCTGGTGCCGGCGGTGGACGCATAGGCTGCCGTAGCGCCGCTGGTGCCGCCTGTGACGGTCTCAGTGGCCGTGAAGTCAGCCGAGGGCGAGTATATGTATATCTCTTTAGGAGAGGCGCTATAGCCGTCTACGGTGGCCGTAGAGCCGCTGGTGCCGCCGGTGATGGTCTCGCCGGCGACAAAGGTTCCCGAGCCGCCCGATACCGTAAAAGTCTCGGTGGTCTTGAACGAGGTCACACGGTCCAACCACCACCAATCGACCAGCGCCGAAATCTCTGCCGCCGTCAGGTTGATGTAGTTACGCGCCTCGTTCTTGAAATCGGCGTTGGTCGTATCCAACCCAACGCGATTCAAAACCATCGTTATCGCTTCGCCAAGTGTCATATCATATCCACCCAACTACTGGCCTCATAAGCCTGTAGCTTGTTTGTGCTCGTATTGTAAATTATCATTCCCGGTAAAGCGGTCAGTGCATTGCGCTCGGTGGTCGTAAGATTGGCCACGCGCAGCGTCGAGCCTATCGCCAGGGTGTCGATGTCCGCCGCCCCTACGAGCGCCGTCTGCCCGAAAAAATTTGCGGCATTCTGCTGCCCCTGCGTAGTCTCGTCGCGCCGCACGATGTTGTCGCGCAAAAACGAATGGCCCAACTCCATCGCTATACCGCCACCCCTACATCGCCGGGCGTAAACTGATCGGCCTCGATGTCAAAGCGGACGTTGCCGCCCAAGCGCTTGCCGTTTGCCTTGGCGTCCAGGTGAGACTTGTATTCTTCGGTTTTAACCGGCTTACCCGCGGCATCCAGCTTGGCCAGCCTGGGATCGTCGGTCTTGCCCGTTTCGGCGTCTTCTGCAACAAACTTGGTCAGATAACCCGGCGGCAGCGGCTCAAATCCTTTAGGATGCTCTACCTCAACGCCACCATAGACGCGCAGCGCCGGCTCGGCATGGTAGTTGCGCTCGTAGTGGCCGCTGGGTGGGACCGAATCTGCCGGCAGATTGAGGATCTTACGTAGGCCGGGATCCTGGCTGGCCGTAGCCACGAACTCTTTGGCCAGCTCGGGGTCTTTCAGCGCTTCGCGGATCTGAGCTTTTATATCGGGTGCCGCGGCCTTGGCTTTGGCCTTGGGCTTGGGCGCCACATCGACCAGTGGCGTGAGCGTAGAGGGCTCGGCGCCCTGGGTCTCGTCCCGAGGCGCACCTACCGGCTGCCCCATCGCATCAAACTCTTCTTTTTTTGCCAAACTATGTATCTCCTGTCGTTTTGCGAGGCTGGAGAGGCGCGATCCGCCAAGAGTCGCGGCCTGTTGTCCATTACGTTACGTGAGCGGTAGCTGAGAGTAGATTGCTCTACCCCCAGCTACCCTCGTTACTTACCGCTACTAATTATCAAGCCCGTCAGATACGGACGGACGATTAAGCTGGAACTCAGCCAAACCGCTTGATGGTGTATCTCTCGCAGATACCGACACGGCGCCCAAAACAAAATCGCCGGCTACATCGGCATCATCGAGACTACCTGCCGTTGAAGTCAAAAACCCAGCGCTTGTCGTAGCGACAAACCCCGTCAGCACTAAACCGGCAGCCTGGCCACCGATCTGGTACCAACCCCATTGGCTGGCTACATTAGCACTCATAGCAACAGCCACCTGGCCAATACCATCGGCAACGGCCAGTGCAGTGGTCTGGTTGTCGGCAATCGTCACCCACGACCCTACCGCAGTTGAGGCAACACCCGCGAGATAGATAAACTCACCCACGCCGTAGCCCGTAGATGCTTGGTCTTCCGCCAGGACAATCATGCCCAGCGGCGCCTTCTGTGTGGTGCTGGTTTCGTCTATCGCCTGGTCAAATGTGACCGGGCCGATAATCTTGAAATCACTCATTTTAAATTACCTTCCTGGCCTATATGCCGGTGATAGCCGTAGCAACGCCAGAGCGCCTACGATTATTTGTGCAGAGCTGCACCCCAGCGACCATGTAACTGAGCTGTGCCAATTGTCCGTTGCTCTGAAGCGATACGAACGGCGTCTTCTTGAAGTTCGCTTGCTTCATCACACGCAGCTTAATTGAATCGGTGTCCACCATGTAGCTGTGGAGCGACGCGCAGTCGTTATCGGCCACTACCTGGGCGCCCATATAACTCGGGAACTCAGGGCCACTAACGCCTTTGATATTTGACAAGGTGGTCTCAGCATATCCCGTAGAGGCGATTGCTGTGCGATATGCCGCGGCAATAGAATAGGTGGTCACGATAGCGTTGTTACGACCACCCTGCTTGCGGCAATCGTCCATGATCGTGTTCCAAGCCAACATACCGTCAAAGACGTTGTTGTTTTGGTCCGTGAACGTCTTGCTGGTGGTATACTTCTGGTTTTGCCAGAAGGTCGAGGTGGAGCTGTTGATGCCCCCGACAGTACCCGTGCCAGCGTCAGCGATGATGTCTTGATAGCCGAGCATCGTCTTGCCGCTCTGAGCGCTGAGAAGATCCTCGTTGATCGCCTTCAAGAGCGAGTTCATCGCGTTGTTACCCAGCGCATCGAGCAAATCAAAAACCTGCTCTTCGCCGCTGTTTTCCCAGTTGGTCGTATCGTCCAATACAATCGGCACCGCGTAATAGCGCCGCTTGTAAAAGGCCGACTCGAATGGGTCCACCGGGCTCTTGCTCAACGGGTCATAGCCGTCGAACGTCTCTGCGGTGCCGGCAGAGCTTTCCAGTATCACCTGGATCTCCTTGCCGCCGCCGTCTACCATCTGCATACCGCGCTTGCGGTGCATCGCCAAGGCTTTATACGCCTCGAACGTGTTGTCGATCACCTGGGGCGCTATGGTTCGACGGGTCGAACTCCAGCGCGAGTCCCAAGTCTCTGAGGTTGATTGTGCCATTATTGCTTTCCTTTAAGCAAAATTCCCATCATCACATCGTTGCCTTGATCTCTGACATCGCTTGCGCTTTAGAGATCACGCCCGCCGTTTCCGTTAGCGGTGGACTGCCGGCTTGCGTAGCCGTAGAGCGCTTGGCGTTGTTACGCGCCTGGCGCTGCTGCGTCACGGCACTCCCTTGATCGGTTAGGCGCCGCCCCGTAGCCAGAGACATAGCCTCGGCTACAGTAAACGCTTCCCCGGTGTCAGGGTTTTCGTGCCGCGTCAGGGCGCCGACAATACCGCGCTGGCTCTCGGTCCATGCGTCGACCTTACCGAAGACCGCTTCCGCGGCCTCGATCTGAGCATTTGCGTTACTGCGGTGGACAGCCGTCTGCTGCTGCTGCAACTGATCCACTACGCCTATCGTAGAGTTCAACCGCTCCAGGTCAGGACGCAGCGGGCCGATTTGCTCTTCTATCAGCTTCGTTGCTATCTCTTGCGCTCTTTCCTGTACCAGTTGATCTACTACGGTCAGCCCCCGAGCCTCTTCCGGTCCCAATTGGGCCGCCAGTTGCTCTAAGGGGTTGGCCTGTGGCGGCTGCGATGCTCTGGCCTGGGCCTCGGCGTAGATACGCCGCTCCTCGGCTATCTGAGCCCGCTCTGCCGCCACCTGACGCTTATCGGCAGCTACTTCTCGCCGCTCGTCGGCTACCGCTTGCGTCTTGCGGGTATAATCCGCTAAACGCAAGCCATCGCCGCTATCGTCATCGGCTTGCTGCTGTGATGGTGATGGGGTGTCGTTGGTTGGTTGAAGTGGTGGTGCTGCTACCTCACCGTCACCCGCTGCCGGTTGCTCTGCGCTTGCATCGCCAGAATCGGGCGCATCCGTTGCCTCGATGAACCCCATACCCATCTCGGATATGGATTCACTCGGCGCCGCGTCACCCGGTTGCTCTGCCGTTGCCGCAGAATCGACTGCGATCTCGGTCATAGTATTTATCTCCTGTCTTTTGCGAGGCTAAAAGAGGCGCGATCCGCCAAGAGTCGCGGTCCTCCGAAATACGTCTAAATGTTCCAAAATCTTGTTCCGCTAAAATCAGCGATTGGAACATTAATCCTTCGGTTCTTTATTTACAGCAAGTTACGTTGTTCGGTTTGTTCCAAAATCTTGTTCCATTAAAATCAGCGATTGGAACATTGCTATTTTTACCTACGCATCCTCTCTAAAGGGAGACCATCCTTCTCCGGTATCCCTGTTCATATCGCCCGTAGCGCCATGATCTATCCTACTCTGGTCTATCTGCCCGACGATCTCATCGACGCTATCGGCCTGTAATACGCCGCCCCTGTCGCCCTCGCGCTCTACCTGGTCGCGCTGGGCGCTCTCAGCATCGGCCATGATATGATCGTGCTTCTGGCTGGCACCGGTCTCTTCCATCCCCATATCCGCCAATACGCGCTGGCGGTGGGCGTAGCTGGTATACTCGACGCCGGTCTGTGGATCGGCATAGCCCTTGTTGTAGCCGCGGGCGCTGCTCGAGAAATTCCACCGCACCATCGAGTTGAACCCCCCGAAATACATCGGCGCCGCCCCCTTGCATTTAGGGCATTCGATCTGGCGCTGTATATCCGCCTTGCGCTCGACCATATGGTCTTGCACCAGGTGGTCGCACTCGCTGTCGCTGCATCGGTAGTCGTGGAAGACCGGCATCTATAATTGTCTTTCGTCGTTATATTTCGTATATTCTATGTGTGGGCGATTTGCTTCCAGCTTGCGGCCCACGTTAAACATTCACCGCTAAAAGGAGAGTAGCTATGTCCCTCGAAAAACCTAAGACGCCGCCTGAGAGGGTGGAGAACTTCGACGCCGTTTACGAGATCATTCCCGACTCGGAAGATTTTCCCGAAACGGAAACGGCTTTTGGTGGCCCGCACTATACGCGCAATGGCCTGGGTCGATGGGCTTCGCCCAACGGGCTCTTTCGATCCTTCACCCCCGCCCTCGGCTACATCACCGAGGAAGAAGCCGAGAGGTGGAACTACCCTTCTACAATTCATTCGACGTTTCGCTCGTAAAGAGTTGCGTTAGTATTAAGCCGGCGCCGGCGGGCAGGGCGATCTTTCCTATGAGGTCGAGAGATTCCCTGCCCCGCCCGTCCCGAATCAGCGTCAGCCAGTTGATCAAGTCATCGCGCTGCGGCGTACCCAACTGCTGGCTAAAAGTCTCGTAGACATCTATAATCCGCCCCGCCTCTTTTTGCACCTGTGGACTGTCGAGGATCTCGATAAGCCTGGGTGCATCAGTTTTAGTCAGTGCGTCCTTGACCGCTTGCACTGAAGTGCCTTGCCCCGCGTATTTTATATCAGACAACCCTGGAGTAAGAGAGCCGTGGGCAAACGCGGGCTCAAATGCACCCATCTTGCCGAAGATTCTTTCCAGGTGGGGTTGCAGCCGGTCCACCATCTTTTTCTGATCACCCGCCTTAACTACCGCCGGCCCAAAGTCATCGCCCAGGTTAATCATCGTAATGCCATCGCCCGTATCGACCAGGATGTCGGCAGCGCTCTGATACGGCAAATCGGCAAATTCATCGCTGGTCAATACCTTGTTTAACTCACCCAACTGATCGGGCGTAGGGCGACTCGGCAACGCGACTCTCAGCGACCCTGTGGCGCCCGCTTTGGCGCCCGAGGACCGTGGGAAAGGCTTATGGTAGCCTATGCCCTCCTGGCCCAGCATAACCGCTCTGAGGGTCTCTACGCCTTCCATAATATCCGCGCTCGGTTGATCCATAGCGCGGCCCGTTGGCGCCGTAGGATCTATACCCACCAGTGGTCGAGCTACTCGCCCTGGGTTAGCCTCGATGCCGCCGGCCTCGTTGCGATAGAATCCCTGCGTTGGCTGCGTTGAGCGCGTCTGTATGCCGAGCGCATCGTAGAAGAGGTCGCGCCCTTGAGGATCTACAGAAGTAAGCGCCTCAGTAAATTCCTCTTTTATATCGTCGCCCGCTTCTAACATCGCCGGCAAATGACCGGTCTTGTCGCCCGGTATCGCTTCGTAATTGGCAAAAGCGGTATGCTTATCGAAGAAGTCAGTATACGTCTTCGCTGCTTCAGCGCGGGCTGCGTCGATGTCGTAGCCTCGCTCGTTGGTTACAATGTCCATCGCCTGTTGCCAGGTGGGAACAGTCACCGAACGATCCTTGGCTTTCGCCTTCTGTGCTGCCTCAATTATGGTGGTGGCTTTTCTGTCTATTAAACCTTTCGCCTTACCCTCGACCCACGGCGCCGCTTGAGCGGTGGCCGCGTTCCAATCGGTTTTGCCGTTTATTTGTCTTACATTAGCTCGATGGACCGCCAGCATCGTTTCACCATCTAAGAAAGCGTGTTGCGCTGGGCTTAGTCCGCTATTCCAAATAGAGCCGTCCACTTCTTTATACCCCCATGCGCGGGCATGCCATATGTCATTGACGCCGGTAGTCGCATAAGGAACATTCGGGTTAATATTCGTACCAAAAACGCCTAATTTTTGCAGATCCTCGGTCTGCCGTACTCCCCCAAGCAGGGTATCTTCTATTTTCTTATTGATTGCCGGCATGGTGCCAGTCAACGATGGCTTACCTACCGCGGCTTGGTTTATCATCTTAGTGGCTACACCTAAATTGACCTCGGGTGTCCGCTGGGCCGAGGTCATGCCCCACGTATCAGCAACCACATCGCCTTTGGTCATCTTTGGCTGTAGGTTCGAGGGCGCCATTGGGTCGCCTGTCACCTCGATGTTGCCCTGCCTTGAACGGTTATACCAATCGGCGCCCAGGGCGGCGTCCTCCAGTTGCCTGTCATAGCTTTCGCGCAATGCGTTTAACTTCGCCGGCGTATTGACGCCTCTCGGAGCCCCTACATACTGACCTGTCTTGTCTCGCTTGAGATGAACGCCTTTTATCGAGGCCGCTATAGCATCGTCTTGTGATAATTCTCTAAGGTTCGTTTCCGTTATTGATCGCTGCGTTGGGCCTTTTGTTGGATGCTTGAATACTTTCAAGTCCATCCGACCAGGAGTTGCCGCAGCCGCAGCCACTTTCCCCACCTTGCCCATCGCCGGCGCCGCCATACCGAGCGCCGCCAGAAACTTACCCCCGGGAATAAGGTTCTCCGGTCCCAAAAAAGCCGCAAAGCCCCGCTCGTCTATTTGCTGGCCAATACCTTCGCCAGCAGCCCGCAGCCCCCGGGTGGCAACCTCCATCGGTCCTTCTTGCCCTATAAGATCCGCCAACCCACTGATACCCTCGCGCACCGCGGCACCCGCTTGCCGGCCAGCTCCCTGGCGTTGCGTAGACGATAACGCCAATGGATCCGCCATATCCACCGCCGCCGGCACATCCTCACTCACTATGGCGCCGAGGCCCGCCGGCGTTGCCGTTGCCATCTCGCCTATCTTGGGCGCCATCTTGTCTATGGCAAAATCCATCGTAGGCTTTACTACATCTTGGCCGTAGCTGCTTTGAGGGCGATAGGCTTGCCGCGCCGCATCTACCAACCCCGATAACGATACCTGGCGGTTTTCATCCTCAGTAGTCAGGTAGTCTGCCAACGTCGATAGCGATACCTTGCTATCCCCCTTGAGGTAGTCCACCAGGGGCGCTAATGAGTCAAAAACGGCACTACGGGCCATCCGCCTATACCTCTCCCGCTAACTGCTTGAGTATCTCAAAATCGGGCGCCGTCACGATATAGACTGCTACATCGCCCGCATTCGCCGGCCTTGCCCGAGATACGATGTCGCCCAAAATGGCGCTATCGGTCTTGGCCGCCGGCGTCTTACCCTTGGCTTTAGCCTTGAGCTTCGCCGCTACCTTCTCTTTTGCCATCTCAACTCCCCCTTACCAATTTTTCTATCATCTCAACTCCCCCTTACCATCTCGTTCGCCTCGACCTGGGTGGCCTGGGCTGTCTTCTGCGCGTTCGATTGCACCTGTCCTAATAGATCCTCGGCACCTACCGACCCGCCGCCGCCACCGGACGGCCTACCCGCGGCGCCCTGCTCCTCTGCCGCCAACATCTCTTGATGCGACTGTACATGAGCCATTACCATTTGGTCGATCATCTGCATCTGCTGCGCCGCTTGCATATTGAGCGGCTGCCCGGTAGGACCAACCATCTGAGCCCCCTGCATAAGCTGCTGGTAGATCGGATTCTCCCGGTAGGTCGCGTGTATCTCGGCGTGGGTGTTGTGATCCTGGCCTTCTAAGACCTCGGTATCGACGCCCTGCACAAATCGGTCATTCTCGAGCTGTGCCGCCCGCTGCGCCTCGACGTTGTTGTCTGTGACCATCAGCTTCTCGATGTCGACAATGTCGAACGCCGCCGCCATAGCCTTGTCGAGTTCCATCTGGTCGAAATTGGGCCGGTTAGCGGCTCTGTCGTAAAACGCCAGGAAGCGGTCTTGCTCGAGCTGCTCGAAGAGCGGCTGCGTCGAGCCCACCCGGGTGTGGATGCGGTAATTCCACAAGAAATCGCTGTTGCGTAGCGCCCGCACCATCATGCTCTGACCGTCCGGTGCTATGTTGATGGCGAAGTTCTCCGGTGTATACCTCGGGTCGCCCATGACCTGGAATGCGTTACGCACTACCAGCTCGTAGGCGCCGGCTACCTTGCTCTCCATCCAGTTGCCATTGAGCTGCGCTGCTGCCGCCACCACTGCCGCCTCGGTGGCGCTATCGGCCTCGCCGGCGGTAGGCGGCTGCACCGCCGCGATCTGGTCCTCATACGCCAACAGGCTCTGCTCATGGCGGTATAGGTCCGCCGGCACACTGGCGAAGTCGAGCTGCTTGATGCCGTTGATGTCTTGCATCGTCTGAAACTCGCCGTCCCTCCCCTTGCGTAGTCGCTCGAGTAGATCGGGGTTGGCCAGCGCTTCAGACTCGTTGACTACACCCTGGCGGGCGGTGCGCTTGAGTATGTCGGCCCGCCGGCTAACCTGTTCGATAATGCCGTTTTGGATGTCTTCGAGATACGCCATCTGCGGCTGCGGGTAGTAGCTACTCGCATTCATATCGAACTTGATCGGCACAAAAGGGAAGCCGCTCTCAACCAAGAATCCCGCTGCCGGCTCTCCCGCCTCGAGGTCCAGCACCGGCTCGGTGAGCTGGCCGGTCTCGTCTTCCTCGAAGATCAACTGGCCTATGCTATTAACCATCTGCGGGAAACTCATCTTGACGAACGGATGCTCCTTCTCGAGGATCGGCTCGTCTACGTTATCCGCGAACATGATCAGCTTGCGGTTGATCCTATCGTGGATGCGATCCACCAGGACGAAGTCGCCGTTGTCTACGCTTTCTTTGAGCGCTTGCATCTCTTCGGTGTCGGTCTGCACCCCCATGACCTCGCCAAACGCCAGCTCATCGTCCGAGCCTACCGAGGTCGCCTTGAGCTGCTTCTTCTGCTGTATCTCGGGATCGTCCTTCAAAAACTTCAGCGGCACCCACATACGCTCTCGTATATACCGCGCCGTGCCGAGGCGATGCGGCGCCGCGGTGGGATCCACATGGACAAACCCGGGCGCTACCCTACTAACGCTAACCATGTCCTCGGCCATATCGTCGTTGGTCACATACGGCGCCACCATACTGTCGCCGGGTGGGTTGAAGTCGAGCCGCAGCCAGCCTACACCCGTAAAGAGCGCGTCAAATATTGCCTGGTGGACATGGTCCTTGACGTTAGCAAGCTGCATGAACGCCGCAGACGCCCGCTCGAGCAGCTCGGCCACATCGTCGCCCTCTTCATCTTCGATGATGAAGAACTGCTTGGGATACCTAAAGGCGATGGTGCTGACGATCTGCCTGACAATCGGATAGAAGCGGCTCACCCGCACCAAATCTTGCGGGTCGAGGTCGCGTATCCGCTGGTCGAACTTGAGGTCGTAGAGGTCCGTCAGGCGCTGCCAATCGCGCATCCGATCTCGGTATAGGCGATCCAACATCTCACGCTCTGACTTCCAGAATACCAACTGCTGCTTATTCATCCCGCATACCTATATTTGGGTTCATCGTCATTGCCTAACAGGTCCAGAAGTCGCTGCCCATCGCCGTCTGGCTTGGTGGGCGCCTTACGCGCCTTATACGTGTGATTAATGCCATAACGCAGCCCGTCAGCAGGGTGATCGTTACCACCCTTGAGAACGTCTTCGGGATCCTTCGGGTCGCGCTGGACCGTCGAAAGACTCTGCACCACTTGGTCCGTCCGCCCCTTAAAAAACTTGAGCCGCCCCGCATACATTAGATCCTTTATATTGCGCCATCCGTTCACCCGGGCGCTGTTGGCCCGCGTCAGGTGGAGACCGATAGCCTCGAAGCTGTCCTTGGGCGCCAGCGCCTGACTCGCCTCGCCCGGCGCCCGCTTAGTCCACATATCCGCCGGCGCCAGGTTGAGCCGCGGCCTCTCGGTCACATAGGGGCAGTTGTCTATCATCGCCTTGATGCCTCGCGCATGATCGGCGCCGCCGGCACCCTCCCGGTAATACTCATCTACCACCCATATATCGTCATCGTAATCGACGGCTATGATGCCCGCCCAGGTCGCGTTGTGTTCGCCGTAGTCCATGCAAATAAACGTGGGCCAGGTGGGTGGTATCTTATAGGGCTCTACCTCGCATTCGCGCCGGCTGAACATCGAGAAGTAGCTGCCTATGATCGCATCCCAATCGCCCTCTTTCCATGCCTTGACCAGCTCGGGGTCGCCCAGGCCGTCGAGGCGCTGCTCGTAGCCCGGGTCCGCCGCCAGCCCGATCTTGTTATCGTGGATGCGCGAAGGCACGAACATCCTGACCATGCCGCTGGCGCTATCCTCGAGCGGCACCATGCCGTCAGGGTAGCCGCTGATGCCGAAATGCTCGGCCACCTCCTGGTGGCAACGCCCGCCCGGGTTGCCGGTAGCTCTGACCCTCTTATGCTGGGCCGGCCCGCGTAGTCTCGACAACATCATCTTATAAGGTCTCATGCTCTCCCACATCGGCAGCTCGTCCCACCCGATCCAGCTCAACGACCAGCCCATATACTTGGAGAAGTCGGTCTCTTTCTCGAGGTGTCGCAGCCGAAGGATCGAGCCCCCGGGGAACTTCCAAGTATATTTGCCAACCAGGTACTCCCCGCCTACATATGGGTATATCTCATGCGATTGATCTATGATCTCTTCCAGATCGGGGTAGCTTTGTCGAAACAGCACCCCACGCCAGTTCTCTCCTTGCGCTAAGTCTTGCGCGAAATCACCGAGCAAATAGCTCGTCTTACCGCCAAAGACGGCGCCACCATAAAACAGCTCTTGCACCGCCTCGCCCATCCAGATCGCCGTGCGCTGCGGTCCCTCCTGGGCAGCCCAGGCATAGCTCTCAGGCGCTACTACGGCGCTACTCACCCTCTACTACCTTTGCCACCGTGCTACTCATCCTCTACCAGTTCCGCTACCCTGTTGCCACTGAGCGCTGCCTTGAGATCCGACAGTGCGGGCCGGCCTTCGGTCTTGATCTGCCGCACTTCGATAGCATCGCCATCCTTGCCGGTGGTCTCGATGCGCTCGGTGAACCCGCGGCTCTTGGCTTGTGTCTTTAGATAGAATATGACGGCGCCCAGGTTGCCATCCCTGACCAGCCGGTGAAGCTGGCCCACCGCCTCGTCGGCCATCTTCTCCCGGCTCTGGTCGAGTACCTCTTGCAGCTTGTAGCGCTCGATATAGTCGTATACCACCGCCCGAACGACCCCGAGCTTGTCGGCGGCAGCGGTCAAGTTGCCATCGCAAGCAATCAGCGCCGCGGTCACCTGTTCCGCGGTGCATTTGACCGGGCGCCCCTTGGGGTTGCGGTTGTAGTTTATTTTCTTTGTGGTCATTTGTAGTTGTTTATAAGTCTGTTAATGCGCTAACTTCCACACTTTGATCGGTGCCGCATGGTTGCGGCGGATCTTACTATTTACGTAATCGCCGGTCCACGTAAACCGCGAGTCTCTAAATATCGAGCCCATCCAATTTTGACTATCTCTCTTATTGCTCGGCGCCAGGTTGAGGCGATACCTTACATCATCCGAGGTTACAACTCCATTGAATCGGGCAATTTCCTCGGCCACATCTCTCGATAGCTCTAACATCTCTTGCTTGTTAGTCGCTGCCCGAGCCATCCCTTCTTCTCGTAGCTCTACGCCGCCGTCGAGGTCCAGCTCTAACTGACTCATGTCGGCCATCAGTAGCTCCAGATCGTCGGCCTGGGCGCCGTATGCTCTCCCGGCTTGAGATCGTCCAGGTGCAAGAACCGGTGTTCGCCCTTCTGCTTTACGCCGATCCCGGTGAACCCTACCACCAGCGCCTCGGTCAGTATCTCGAACGCATCAACGCCGGCGCAAGCAATGTCAGCAGCTCTCCCCATTGCGTGGGTGCCTGGTGCTGCCTTGGCGGCCTCGATGCTATGGCGCGGGCTGCGGTAGCCACTGGTGATCGTCAACGGTAGTCCGTAATGATCCCGCAGTAGTTGCAGCCGGTCCATCGTCGCCTTGTCCATCGCGCACTCGCCGGTCTCCTGACAGGCCATCTCGGCGAAGGCGAAGTTAGGCCAGCGGTCTGTTGGCCAGGTGTCGGCGGTATAGCTCACCTTATTTCCGCTT